GATGGTATAGAATTTCAGTAAGTGCAACCAAAGGGGCAAGTGGTAATGCAAGATTTATCGGCAAAGGCGGCGGTGCTTACAATTACTTTATTTGGGGCGCACAAATCGAGGTTTCAAGTTACCCCACCTCCTACATACCAACAACCTCATCAAGTGCCACAAGGGTTGCGGATGTATGCAGTAAGACGGGTATTTCGTCATTAATTGGCCAGACGGAAGGGGTTATTTTTGTGGATTTTGATTTTAATGCAAAATATTCATCAAGCGGAGTTATCCCGATTTCGGCAAATAACCCATCGGTTAGTGGAAATGTTTGCTATATTTTTGTTACAACGAGCAATGATTTGCTTGTTGAAATGTCAAACTCATCAGGGGTTCAATGTAGTATTGTAGGGTCAATTGGCGCAGTTGGTCGAAAAAAAATAGCATTTGCGTATAAACAAAATGATTTTGTTGTTTATATGAATGGAACTCAAATTGGAACTGACACAAGCGGTTCCGTTGTAGCATTGTCAAGATTGCGCGTTGGGGGCTATCTTACCAGTACGGATTTTGACCTAAATAGCGGAATTAATCAAGCCGTCCTTTTCCCAACCCGCCTAACAAACGCCGAATTGGCATCCTTAACAACCATCTAAAATGAAATTTCAAAAATTTGAGTTCACCCCTACCGAATGGGAAACACTCCAAAAAGACATACAACAAACCACAACAACCCCAAGCGGGGAAACCTTGACAACTTGGAAAGATTGCGCAGTTGTTGAAATTGGGTTTATTTGTTTAGAGTGGGGGAAAGTGGATGACAAACCCGTATGCGTTAAGCAGTCGGACAAATGGGCGGTTGACATTCTGTTTTATTCAGAACCCCCCGCATCATTCGCGCCGTTTGAGGTATTCCCAAAGCCGTGCGGTGTGCATACTTTTAGCGGTGATGATTCATTGTATTTGAAAACCTTTTGTGAAAAATATCCCGATTCGGAGTATTGTCTAGTTCCTGATCCCATAGTATAATGACCGCACCAAAGAAAACCCCCAATGCTTTGCCCGTCAGTTTTGACCAATTTCGTAAGAACCCAGTTGCTGCCGTGGCTTTTTGTATGTTGGTGGCTGTTGGGTATATGTATTTTGATTTGCGTACGGGGTACAAAGAACAAATTGAACAAGCCAATGCCAAGATTGATGCGTTGGACAAAAAGATTGAAATCATGCAAATCAAGTTAAAACAATCGGATTCTTTGTTGGCAAGTGCCATGACCGAGATCCGCATCAAAGAAACATTGAATAAGTTATGAGAAACCTTTTAATCATTTTTACTATTGTTTTCAGTGTGGGATATTGGTTCACAAGTGTGACCGCAAAACAAGCCCCACAAGTGGATGAATTTGAGGTGTTAATGCAACGCATCCAATCACACATCAAAGAGGCGGGAGAAGTCACGAAAATGGCTCGTATGACATCACAAAAGATGGTTGAGGCAAAGGTGGAAGAAAAGAAAGCGTTAAAAGAGAAAGTTGAGGTGGCGGAAGCCCAGGTGGAAGCCATGGAAGTTAAGACCGAAATGTTGTGTGCCAAGATGATTGGTGCGGGATTGGATACAAGTGTTGTGGCGGTTGAGTTGAAAGGACCAGCTTATGACGCTTATTTGAATTATGTTGAGGAGGGTGGCAAGGAGGATTTTGAGTATTTCCGTTTATACCTATGGCAACGAAAGTAAAGTCAAACGCAACCACATTCCGTAAAAAACCACGGATTAAATTGGGTAGACATACCAAGCATATCAATAAACACAAATCAAAAAAGGAAAGCAGAGGTCAAGGATGAACAATTTTAAGACAAACATCACGGGCATTGTAGCCATTGCGATATTGGGGTTGAGTTATGCAATCCTATTTTCAATTATCTTTTGGGATTTCCCAACGGATCAAAAGGACATTTATTTTACCATTGCGGGTGGTGTAACATCCATCGTGACAATGGTAGTATCATTTTATTTTGGGGCATCAAAGAAACAAGATGAAAATTAAACAAGTACCATTTAGGGCATTTAATCGTGAGGCGGTTAAAAAAACCCAAATCTATCTGCACCACACTGCGGGTAACGGAAGCGGTGAATTGACCTTTCAGTTTTGGACACAAGCCAATAACAAAGTTGCCACTTGCGTTGCCATTTCAACTGATGGAACAATCGTTCAAGGGTTTGGCAGTGAGTATTGGGCGTATCATTTAGGGTTGGGAACAAAACATTTCATGGGACAAGGTTTACCATACCTTCCACTGGATCGTTCATCCATAGGCATTGAGGTTTGCAACTGGGGTCCGTTGACCAAGAAAGGCACAAAGTATTACAACTATGTGGGTGGTGAAATACCATCGGATGAAGTAACGGAGTTGTCAACGGCCTACAAAGGATACAAGTTGTGGCATAAGTATACCGATGAGCAGATTCAATCCGTAAAGGACTTGTTGATCCTTTGGAATGAAAAGTACGGCATTGATTTAACCTATAATGAGGATATTTGGGTAGTAACCAAACGGGCATTGAAGAACGAATCAGGTGTTTATACCCACAATTCAGTTCGCCCCGACAAAGCGGATGTGTACCCATGCCCAAAGTTGATTGCTATGTTGCAATCACTCACAAAAGAATAAGGCCATTCACAAAGAAAAGGGATTAATTCCCCTTTCTTTTTTCATCAAATGTTTTGGAATTTGAAATTTCAAATGTATATTCGTGGAACAATATGACAAACGACATGGATTTAATCTACCTAATCATTGTTGCCCCTATCACCATTGCGGTGATGTATGCGTGGCATTGTATCAAACGCAATTCCAAGCGTTTCCAAAACATCGAGGAAGCCAAGCCCTACCAATTTGAACGCGATGAAATCATCCCCGAATTTGACGAGTTCACCCAAATGTTGTACCAACGCAGAATGTACAAAGGGAGGGCCGACAAATGAAATTCACATTTACAATGCATTTTATCTTCGGTACGGAGATGGAACAATTCGTTGAGTTGGTTCAAAACGATGAAATTTACAAAACAAAAGTGAACATCATTGAACGCAAGTATGTACAAGCCCATGAAGCATTATCCACCGCAACCCCATTTAGTGGTTATGTAACGATGGAAATGGAAAATCCGACCTGGTTGTATAACATCGGGCAATCGATAGGCATACGACAAAAGTTACCATTTTAATTTTATGACAACATACGAAGCATTAAACGAAGTATTCAGCAAATCAAACAAAGAGTTATCCGAGTTATTGCAAACCAATTACTACACAGTTACCACATGGAAATTTCAATTCAAGCGTAACGGGTTATCAATGGAAAAGCAATTCGAGATTTTACAAAAACTAAATTACAACCTAACAAATCAAATATCATGGAACAAAACAAAAGAAGTGCGGTAACCAATGTAACCGCCAACGGAACTTACAACGGCCAGTATGGTATGTTGTACAAATTTCAAATTTCATTCGCCAACGGAGATGTGGCCGAGTACAACGCCAAAACCCAAAACCAAACCAAATTTGTGGTGGGCCAGGAAGTGGATTATGTGTTAACGGATCGTGAGTACCAAGGCACAATTTATTACAAGTGTAAACCCGCCGAGGTTCAACAAAACGCATTTCAAGCACCGAAACCAAAGGATCCCGACACGGGCAAACACATCATGCGTATGAGCGTGTTAAAAGTTGCGGGGGATTTGGCCATCAATGGCGACATCAAGTTGCACGAGGTATTGGCATACGCCCAAATCTTTGAGCAGTATGTTTTGACTGGCACCGACACCTTATCACAATACAAACCAATCGCCAAGGGAAGCGATGATTTACCATTTTAATAACAAGATATGACACAACAACAATTATTTGGCCAATTCACAGAGGAGGAGTTGGCCACATTGAAACAAGCATCGGAGATTTTGAACCGATTGTTTCAAGGACACAAACCCAAACAAACCCGTGGTTGGAGGGTACGCCAAGCAACCCGTGATTTCATGGAAGATGTACAAAGATTTTATGGAAAAGAATGGGTGTATCGTTACGATGAAGAATTCATCAAGATCCAGGCAAGGCATCAAGTAACCGAGTTATCAAATTGGTTGAAGATGTACGAAAAGGGTGGTTTTATTGATGTGGTTCGCGTTCAAAACACAAACCGAAACATCGTTAAATTTAGATTCGTATGAAACACATGATTGAAACATTGAGCGATGCAATGTTGGAAGTTGGGGGCGGTAATTATTGCCCCCTTCAATTCCACATCGAGTTAAAAGAATTGGCAGATACCATCAAGAACTTCCAAGACCAAATCAAACCATTGGCATTGAACGAAGCATCCAAATGGAACGGGCAAGTGTATTGTGGTTATGAGATAACACGAAAAGCGGGTGCGGGGCGTTATTCATACGACCACATCCCCCAGGTGGTGGAACTCAAAAACGCATTAAAGGAACGCGAGAAACTGCACCAAATGG